CTGTTGGTAGTGCTAGTGACCCCAACGCAATAATCGCACAAGAGATTAAGGAAATAGAGCAAATGTTCGGAGGTTGGCCTAGACGAGCTTATGAAGTCCCTGATGGTAGACTTGTACAAGCTGAACGTGAGATTGAATCTACCTTTGGCGATAGGGTTTCTATTGACCGTAAGGCTAAGTCTCTTATCAAGTTTGGCCGTTCCGCAGAGTTAGGGACAATAGGTTTAGAGACTGTATGGACAGTAGGTGGAAACGAAACCTACGTCTCAGCCAACACTATTTCTCACATCTCTTCCTCTTCCGCTTTAGACACACAGGAGATTTACGTTGAGGGACACACTGTAGATAGTGGAGAGTTTACCTTCGTTACCCAGACAGCGACCCTCAGCGGCAACACTAAGGTCTCTCTAAGCACTCCCCTCGCAAGGGTCTCTCGTATATCCAACAATGATAGTACAGAGGTTGCTGGACGAGTTGTCGTTTACGAGGACACTACTGTTTCTGGCGGTGTACCAACAGACGAAACTAAAATACACATCGACTTGGTAGACGGGCATCAGCAGTCCTTCAAAGCTGCAACTACACTCAGCAACGAGGACTATTATGTGATGACAGGGTTCTACGGCGCTGTGAGTGCTAAACAGAGTGCTGCGGTAGACTTCTATGTTGAGATACGAAACCCCAACGGTGTGTTTTTACCCAAGGCTTGTTTTACTGCTTCCTCTTCTGGTGGGAACTCTGACGTTAGCCTTGACCCTGCAATTATTGTCCCCAAGAACTCCGACATAAGGGTTCGTTGCGAGACTGAAACTAACAACGCTGTAGTTTTCGGTATCTTCAAGGGTTATTTAGCGAAAGTGATGTAATGTCAAAGACTGGCCTTAAGAATAAGATGGAAGCTCACAACAAGAAGTCTAAGCATAAGGTGACTATGCGGATGCTTCAAGCTGTGTATAACCGTGGTGTTGGTGCTTACAAGACTAACCCCTCTAGTGTCCGTCCTAACGTAAAGTCTCCTGAGCAATGGGCTATGGCTCGTGTCAACAGTTTCCTCAAGATCGTAAGCGGTTCTAAGAAGCCTAACCACGACAAAGACCTGTTGCCTGCGTCTCACCCATCGTCAACTAAGAAGTCTGTCGCTAAGGCACAATACGCCAATGACATCTTTACTACAGAGATGGAAGCAGTCTCCCGTAGCATGGACATGGGCCTTGAAGGCAAGGTTCACGTACACGACTATGACGGTCAGGCTGTTTATATGCCAGCAGAGAGCCATGAAGCCTACCTAGAGTATTATGAACAGGGTGAGGCCACGGAAGAGGGAGAAAGCCCCTCAGTGGACCGTATAGAGGCTCTCAGGGCTATCGTAGCTGAGGTGCTAAAGGAAGACTTCACTAAAGCTGAGTATCAAGGTGAGAAAGTCACACTTAACAAGCCTCGTCGCATCAAAGGTGGCAACAAGAAGTTTGAAGTGTTTGTCATGGACGGTGACAAGGTTAAGCGAGTTACCTTCGGTGACCCTAACATGGAAATCCGTCGTGATGATCCAAAAGCTCGTGCTAATTTCCGCTCCCGTCATTCATGCGACACTAAGAAAGACAAAACAAAGGCTGGCTACTGGTCATGCCGTATGTGGGAGGCAGATACTTCTGTGAGTGATATGACTAAGAGCATTGAAGGTAAAATCCTCAAGACTGACGACGAACAACGTATGGTCTATGGTTGGGCCTCAGTAGTAACCGAAAAGGGTGAAGCTGTAGTTGACCGCCAAGGGGATGTTATCGAAGCTGACACTCTTGTGAAAGCTGTAAACGAATTTATGGAGCATGTGCGTGTCGGCAAGGCTATGCACACTGGGGAGCAAGTAGGAACTGTAGTTCATTCTCTCCCTATCACTAAAGAAATTGGTGATGCTCTTGGTATCCAGTCTGATCGTGAAGGATGGGTCGTTGCATACAAAGTATTCGATGAGTCAATCTGGGATATGGTTAAGTCTGGGGAACTTGCGGCCTTCTCTATTGGTGGTCGTGCTATGAAAGAGGAGATTTAATCTTGCCTAACCTCCTAAAAAACTTGCAACTTGAAGAACTGTCTCTTGTAGACCGTCCTGCCAATGCACAGGCAATGGTTAGTCTCTTCAAGCGTGACAATTCCGAAGAGGAAATTATTAAAATGACTGAAGAAATGGAAGCCAAAGTAAAGGCGTACATGGAAGAAAAGTCGTGTGGTAAACCAGAGGCTATGAAAGCTCTTGGCTACGACATGATGAAAGAGGAAGAAGAAGCTGAACCCGCTAAAATGGAAGAAGCTCCAGAAGTAGATAAGGCAGAAGAAGCAACGGCAGAGGAAGTCGAAATTGACACCCTCAAGGCCGAAAACGAGCGTCTTCGCAAAGGTCTTATTGAAAATGGCTACGTCATCAAATCTGATGTTATCGAAAAGAAAGCAGAAGTTGAGATGGTAGAAGTTTCTGGTGAGATGGTTGCTAAATCAGACATCCCAGCGCCAGTCCTCAAAGCACTTGAAGAAGCTGCTGTAGAGAAAGCTGACATTGAACTGACGAAACGTGCTGGCGAAGCTCTGCCACACTTCGACATTGCTGTTGCTAAAGCTCTCGTAGCTAAGTTCTCAGACGAAGAAATTATCATGGAAGCACTGAAGGCCGCTGACGCAGCATTTGACGCAGCCATGCAAGAATTTGGTAAGTCCGATGTAGACGGTGAGTTCGCTACCTCTGCCGACAAACTAGATACTCTCGTTAAGTCCTACATGGACGACAACCAACTGAAAAAGAGTGATTATGCCAAGGCTTATGCTGCTGTAGCTAAGACCGACGAAGGTAAGACGCTTATTAACAAATCCTATAAAGGGGAATAATCATGGCTGTTATGCAATCTCGTGATAACCGCACATTCATCGCTGGCGAAGATCTCTCCGCCGCACAATTTAAATTCGTAACTCTTGAGTCAGATGGTCAAGTTGATCTTGCTGACGCTGCTGGTGAAAACGCTATCGGCGTTTGCCTCGCAGGTGGCGCTGCTGGTGCTGCTGTGACTGTCTGTGTATCAGGCTCAGTTATGGTTACTGCTGGCGGTACTATTGCTGCTGGTGCAGCCGTACAGACAGATGCAAACGGTGACGCAATCACCGCTGCAACTGGTGATGTCGTTATGGGCTATGCCCGTGAAGCTGGTGTGGACAATCAGATCATTGAGATCGAACTGATCCAAGGCGGCAACGTAGTAGCCTAACCTAGCATATAAAGGAATAATATAATGCCTCTTTTGACTCCCTCTGCTGTTCATATTGACCAGCCGCTTTCGAACTTGACACTCGCTTACGTTCAAGAGCAAACAAACTTCATCGCTGACAAAGTATTCCCAACTGTAGGTGTACAGCGTCAGTCGGACAAGTATTACACATACGACCGTGCGAACATGAACCGTTCGGGCGACGTTAAGAAACTTGCACCACGCACTGAAGTAAACCGCATCGGTATGGAAATCTCCAACGATAGTTACTTTGCTGACGTATTTGGCCTCGGCATGGACTTCGACGAGCAGACACTTGCTAACGAAGATGCTATGTTGGAAATTCGTTCCGCTGGCGCACAAACTCTGACAAACCGTCTGATGATCCACCGTGAAGAGCAGTTCGCTGACAACTTCTTCTCTGCTGGTATCTGGGCTACAGACAACACACCATCTAACCTGTGGTCTGACTACACGAACTCCACACCATTGACAGACGTAACTACTGCACGTCGTACAATGCAGTTGGGTTCTGGTGGCTTCAAGCCAAACACAATGGTTGTTGGTAAAGAAGTTCGTGACATCTTGGTTAACCACCCAGACGTACTTGCTCGTTTGAATGGTGGCGCAACAGTTACTAACACTGCGCTTATCACAGACGCTAAGTTGGCTGAAATCTTTGAAGTAGAAAACTTCTACGTCATGGAAGCAGTTAAGAACGGTGCTGTAGAAGGTGTAGCAGAAGCTAACGCCTTTATCGGTGGCAAGAACGCACTGCTGGCACACACACCACGCTCTGCTGGTCTGATGACACCTGCTGCTGGTCTGACATTCGCATGGAACAACATTCCAGGGGTCAACAACCTTGGTGTTACCGTCGAGAGCTTCTCCGACGATGCCCTGAA